CTGAGAATGAAGGAAAGGTATTCTTATACAAGTTCGGTAAGAAAATCTTTGACAAACTCACAGCAGCAATGCAACCTGAGTTTGAGGATGAGGAAGCGATTGATCCATTTGATTTCTGGAAGGGTGCCAACTTTAAGTTGAAAGCAAAGAACGTTGCAGGGTATCGTAACTACGATTCATCTGAGTTCTCTGCTACAAGTGCACTCCTTGATGATGACGATGCTCTCGAAGCATTGTGGGGTAAACAGTATTCTTTAGAGGAATTCACTGCTGCTGATCAATTCAAATCATATGGTGATCTTGAGAAGAGACTGAATAGTGTGTTGAACACATCACGTCCACCAGTAGCACCAGAGGTTGCAACTGAAGAGGAAGAGATAGTAACTGCACCACCAGAACCAGTGACTGCGAAAGCAACCACTGATGATGATGCACTGTCATACTTCCAACGATTAGCAGAGGAGTAATCCTGTACTGAAATCGACTTTTTGTTTCAAAAAACCCCGAAAAAAACTTCGGGGTATTTTTTTGTCCTATGGTTTTTTATCTAGGTTCTGCAATCCTGACGTTATCACCCTTCTTCAATTTACGATTGACGAATTGTGAACTATCGGTATATGTCATAATTTCTCTCATATCATCAATTATGATTCCGATATACTTTTTCCTCAATACATTTATTGCACGTTTTGCATCATTTTTGTCTATTTCATATTTTAAGTAAGATATTGAATTTACGCTATTAATTGATTCTAGAGTTCCATCATAATTACTGTACTTAAAGGTAAAATCGGCATCAACGGTCAATCCTCCCTGTAGTAATAATGAACCTGCTTGATTACGAACCTCATTTGTCTCATAGTGATGTATTTCACCTAATTGGTCTTTTGAGTACTTATTGTCTAGGTATCTCTGAAACTCATATTGCCCCATCGGCCACTCATTCTGTACATTTATAATATTATTGGATAGTAGTATAATCCAGTCAAGATTCTCATTATCATATAATTTCTTAGCAACTGTATCTGGTCTTTCGTCGTCAAGCACCATATATCTTGAAAAAGATGATACATTACCAAAAATGTCATCTCTTACTTTACCTCTTTTGAAGAGGTTTTTTAGTTTGATGTAATCATAACTCGATCTTCTCTTATCAGAGAAAGATGGTAATTCTACATCTGGAAATAAGTCGAAATAATTCATTAGAATCCTAAGTCATCCTCCGTAATGTCATTTACACCAAGAATATTCATTCCAAGATCCTCTAGTGATTGATCATCAACAGTAGTTTCATCTAAATTGTAATCATTAGCAAAGATTGGAGTCAATTCATTGTATGTCACTTTCATTGATGATCTAACAGGCATGGATACTCCACCTCCTGATCCGTTATCTTGAATATCTTCATATGACTGATAAACACCATCAGGAGTAAAATCTATTTCACATGATGTCATGGCACATAACTTAAATGTATTTAAACCCTTTATCCTCCTTTTATTATTTTTATAGCAAATTCTAAAAATGTTAGGTGATCCAAGGAATAATGACCCACCATTTCCAAAGTTGGTGGTTTTCTGTGCTAACATACCCTGTCTAAACCATCTTTGTATCATTCTGACCGTTTTTGCTTCGTTAGAATCATTTGGGGCAAAATTATATACAAATGAGAATGTTCTTAGTTGAGGTCCTCCAAATAAAAGTTCTAAGTTGGGATTTATTGCAGCACCTGTTTCTCTTGTCACAAATTGTTCAACATCAACGTTTATACCAACTCTTCCTAATAATGATCTTGCAATAACAGCATTTATCACAGCACCTGCATTTGCGGTGCCATCTTGATTTGTCATTTGATTTGCAACTGTGTTGAATGTCTCTTCTACTGTGGTTTTTCCATCTCTCAATAAATTTAGGAGTTTACCACCAGCACCTTTTATAGGACCATCTTTCAATAGTTTTTTAGTGCCATCACTAACTTGTTGAAATGCTCCAAGTTCTACTGCATTTGCTCTACCCTCACCCCAGTTCACACCTTGACTGACTCCAAGTCTATTTGGTATAGGTAATATGCAACTACCCATATATTCACCAAGATTAGTTCTTCTTGCTACTCCTTGTTCTAAAATTACTCCAAGTGAAGGTTGCTTACCATCTAATTGTGCTTGGGGTGGTTTATATGAAAACTGCTCTACAAACATATAATCCTGAGAACCTTCTCTATCATCATCTCCTTCACTACCTATGTACATATCAACTGGATATTTGAGATGTTTCTTGAATATAGTATTATAATTACCAAATATTTGATTGGGGGTGATTTTAGTGTCTACGTTATCTACATTTTCATCTTTATCTATCGCTTCAGTTTCAGTTACTACAGGTAGTGGTATATTTTTCCATGATTTATCACCTTTTGCTAAATCAAGAAGTCCAGAGGCATCAAGTGCTTCTTCACCACCATCTGTGTATAAATCAGTTAGTGCTCCACCATAATTATTCATTCTTGCACTATCCACTTGTATTTTTGCCAATTCTTCTTTATTTTTTACCTCTACGTAACCTGGCATTACATTATCTGGATGTATTACATAACCAGGAACTTTCCTTTCTATTAATAAAGATTTACCTAGATTTCCATTAGCAGTATCAAGACTATAAGTCTCACGATATGTTTTACCATCATCCGTCGTATATTCTACAGTCCTTGTAAGTGGTTTACCTTTCCCATATAATGAAATAGGTGTATTTTTATCGCTCATCTCAACACTCTCCTCATCGCTGTATTTGTTAGAGATATCTCCACACTACCAAGATCCTGTACAAATTGTTCTAGACGCATTCCTAGTGCTTTATCTAAGTCTTCACCTTTTAGTTGTAAAAACATGCCTTTTACGTAAGATCTTAGGTATTTATTGAATCCTGGCAACTTAGTATAATCATTATCACCTATTATAAAGTCTAAAGTTCCTGATCTGTTTGCTGGTTTGGTATAGTGTAAGTTTATACCATAAAAAGCATTATTCTCCATTGCTACAATGTAAGTCATCGGATTCTTATCGTAATATGGAAGTGATTGGGCGTACTTAGCAGAGTATTGATATAATAATACCTCTCCTATAATAGGTTGTCCTACTACAACAGATGTAGGAAATACATTTTTATATTCCAAGTTCTTTCTCCGTTAGTATTTGGAACTTCCACCTACGATCCTTACAAAAATCCTCTGCTGCTTCCCACTTTGCTCTGTTAGTAGCATAGGTAAAAACTTCAGTCACATACTTCTTAGTTCTTCTTTTTTGTACTTTAGGTTCTTTCACTTGTTTTGCAGGTTTGATCTCTATCACTTTTTCTTGATAGTTGCCCTTTATATCTTTGTATTTCACATAGAAATCAGGAAAGTATCTGTGCATTCTATTATCAACAGGTGATCTGTATGGTATTACTATTTCTTCAGACGACCACTTCACTATACTCCTGTTAGTATCACAATACTGCATAAATTTCAATTCCCATGATGATCTATAGATAACCTCTCTAAAGTCACCCATATACTTTTTATGGTTTTTTGGTCTGAATTTACCTTTATATGACATACATAGTATGTAATCATAATATATTTAGATGGCACAGAGGGCAGATGCGTTTAGATCAGGCAGATTTTACCTACCAACAGTAAATTTAACAGATCCAACGACAAGTTTTGGTAATATAACACCTGCATTGAATAATAATTATGATGTGATGATAAATTTTAATAATGATTCAACAAAAGAACTGAAGGGGTTTATAAACCAACATGGTTTCTATGATCAGAATGGTGGTAACAGTAGTGCATTCAATCCAGGTTCATATCTTGCTTTATTTTGCTCTGAGGCAGTTTTACCTGGTTCAGACATACAATCAGGTAAAGTAGATGGGTTGAGACAAGGTGTGTCACAGAATTATGCTACATTTAGAAGATTCCCAGACGTAATACTTACATTTTACTCACAGACTGACTACTATACTAATGATGTATTCAATGCTTGGATGGAGTTTATATCACCTACAAGATTAGGTGATGGTACCTTTGGTGGTGATATAGACAAGAGGGTAAATCAAGCATCTTCTAATGGAGCATTTAGAAGGATGAAATATCCCAGATCATATAAGTGTAATATGGAGATCACTGCTTTTAGTAAAGATATTAATGATAACTTTAGTAAGTTGAATAAAACCAGTAGATTCAATTTACAACTACCAAGTAGTATCACTTATCATATTATAAATGCTTTTCCTACAAGTATTGTTGCTGCACCATTAGCATATGGTAGAGCAGAACTAATCAAAACAACAATCACGTTTAATTACGAGCAATACTTTACTCAGAGAGCATCTAGAAGGGGAGCAATACTGGCAGAATCTGATCTTGATGAAAAAAATGTAAGAACGGTATAAATATGGTACTAAATAAAGTTACTGAATAATATTATTATGCCTTTACCAAAGGTTGTTGCACCAACGTTTGAATTGCAACTTATAACAGGAAAGAAAGTAAAATACAGACCTTTCCTTGTAAAAGAGGAAAAGATTTTACTTATTGCCTTAGAAGGAGGAAGTGATACCGATATTAGTGCAACACTCAAGAGTGTACTAAAGTCATGTATCATCACTCGTGGTGTAGACGTTGAGAAACTACCTAGTTTTGAATTAGAATATTTGTTTTTGAATATCAGAGGTAAATCAATAGGTGAAACTGTTGAATTACTGGTGACATGTCAGGATGACAACGAAACTAAGGTGCCACTCAAGGTCAGTTTATCTGAAATCAAGTTAGAAGTCCCTGAGGGTCACACTGACATGATAAAGGTAAATGATGATATCACTATAAAGATGAAGTATCCATCAATGCAACAGTTCTTGGATAATAATTTTATTGGTGAGTCACTTGAAAACAATGAGAGAATAGATAAAGCGTTTGATACAGTCGTAGATTGTATAGACACTATATTCACCCTTGATGAAGCATGGGCATCATCAGATTGTACAAAGAAGGAGTTGACAAAATTTATTGAGCAACTCAATTCTCAACAATTCTCACTTATAGAGGACTTTTTCGCAACAATGCCTAAGTTACAGTACAAGGGCACAGTACACAATCCTAAAACTAAGAAGGATTCTGAAGTTGTAATTGAGGGTTTATCTAATTTTTTCGCATAATGCTATATCACACCAGCATTGATGCAATGTTGGAAACTAATTTCTCACTTATGCAACATCATAAGTGGTCACTAAGTGATATAGAAAATATGATGCCATGGGAAAAGGAAGTATATGTTAATTATTTGGTAAAGTATCTTGAGAAACAAAAATTAGAAGCACAACAGAGACAAGCATCTAATGCAAACGCCTTCTAGACGAGTCGAACCACAAACACCTATGATTGCTATCAATCGTAGGGTAGATTTTACATTGGAGAGATTGTCTAGGGTTGAAGAGGATGTGGTTAGTATTGAAAGACCACAAAAAAGAATTTTTGGTAGTGTTATATCTCAATTCCAGAATATTAATAATAGCATGCAAAACATGCAAGAAATGATTAGAGGTGATATAAGAGCAAAGAAAAAATACTATGCAGAAGAAACTAAGATATTAAAGAAAGACTCAAGGAACTTGACAAATTTGAATATGAGTTTTGGAAGACAACTAGCAGCAGGTGCACTTGGGTTATATGGTTTATCACAATTAAGACAAGGTAATTTAGGTGAGGGTGCTGCAGGGGTGGGTGGTGCTGCTGCATTACTTACACCTGAGATACTTGGTGTCATAACCACAGTTGTAACAACAAAGTTAGCGAGTAGTGGTTTACTTGGTAGAGGTGGTGTGGGCACCATGGGAAGTAGAGTTGCAGGTGCTTCTAAATTAAAAAACCCTCTTCTTATTACTGCAGCACTTGCTGCATCACTTATATTACCAGGTCTTATAGGTTCAAATCAAAATGCTGATAGGAGAAGACAGATAAGTGCATCGAGAACTATAAGAGGACAAGAAATAATAAACAAACCTGATGTAGATAGATTTAAGTCTATTATATCAAGGTTTGATGCAATACTTTCAGCTATTTCACTTGATAATTCAAGAAAACTAAAGGGAGGTATTGACGATGAAGATATTGATGATATTCTAAAGAGAGTAGAAAAAAATAAAAAAGAATTAGAACCAGAAGAAAAAGACACTGAGATTCCTAAAGAAGAAGAAAATGAAAAGGGAGGCTTCTTTGAAGGTATAAAAAATTTATTTGGTTTTGGTGAAAATGAAGAAGAGAAAAATATAGAATCTAGTGTAGAAGGAGATACAAATATATCAATGATAGACGATTCTTTTACAGAGGGTGATGTAAAATTTCAACAGGGTGGTTCCACATCTAATTCACTTGCTATGAATTTTATAGAACCTGGTGAAAATAACAGTGGATCTACTAATATTCCTAATATGAGTATTGGAATGATGTCAAACGAGATAGTCAATAATAATATTGCAGGTAGTGGTCAACCTCAAGTGATTGATATAAGTGATGATTCAGAATCAGTTCCTGGTGGTTTTACACAAGAAACTGCTACGCCTGTATTCATTTCAGTAGGAACAAAATTCAATAGGAGTATCGATAAATTTGAGTCTGCTGCATCACTTCGTACTTGGGGTGCCTTCTCATGATAGAACAGAAATTAATTAAATTAGGTTCTCAAGTATCAAGAGCATCTGTCTTTCTAAGTAGAGATTTTTCTCAAAGCATATCAATAGAAAGAAATTTAGAGAAGAAATCTCTTGATATCAAAAGAAAACTCGTAGAAG